CGGCTACGGGGCGTCCAGAACGCTCCAAGTGGCCTACGTCAACGGAAGGCTGTCCGTTGAAGATCATTCGACCGGTTTGGATCAAATGATCCATCCGTTCACGATTTTCATCGTAAAGCGGATGCTTGAGTAGGTACTTGAGCAGGGCGCCTTCATCTCCAAGAGGATTCTTGGGGATTTTGGCGTCTACCACATAACCCTTGACTTGGGGGCTATGGGTGTGCTTACTTATCCTTTGAGTTTCATACTCAAGGTAAGTATGCCTCCCTAACACAGGACTGGTTTCATGCACATCGGGAAAGTAACGAATTACATCCCTAATGTACGAATCCAGCCATTTCACTGTTTGCCAGAGACCAGCTCGATAGAGCTGATTTCGAAGCGAAACAGTAGAAATGACTCCTGTCGCGTCCTGCCGTTGTGTCGGGAACATTTGACGTACGCGGACAATAGAAACGTCCTCGCCGTCATAGTATTCCTTCCCGCAAGACTCTCTGAACTTACCAGTCCAGAAAGACTTGGACATGTTAACCCGAGCACCAAAATGCTCGAGTTCATGTACAACGGGCGACACATAGTCAGAGGGGATGATAATATCATCTCCAAAGACGCGCACCGAGGTACTTAGACGTTTAACGTCTTCGTACGTCAGTGGTCGGTTAAGCCCTCTTTGGATCCCAAGGAAGATACACGTGGTAAACACGATAGCTTCCATAGGGAAACAGAGGGCTGAACCCATTGACGCAAATTTGGCAAGGCGTTTTCGGCCGAAGCCATCAATATCAGCAACTCGGGATCTGGTCGCATCAAGGGCCTCATGTAAATAAGGCCATTGTTTGACCATCTCCCTAACTAGCTGATTCGAGACACGATCGCTAGCATCACTCAGATCGAGTGTTGCAAGGGATCCGTTTAGGGACCCAAGTTGTGCCAGACGTTGGTTTGGCGTCTGATCATCAACTCCGATGATCTTTGAAAGGTAGTCAACTCCCTTCAGAGATCTATTGACAACGCGCAGGATAGACTGCTGTGCGTACTGCATAGCAGTCGGTTCCTTTGCGATGACCCTAGGTGTCTTGAGCGTCTTAGGGACAAGAATAACCTTAACAGGTTGTTCTTCCCCAGGTTCAAGGAAGTGCACGTCTTCCAATTGGTCGTAGTAACGCCAATTGGGGAGTAGAAATTCCCCAGCAGGGAATATCCGCTCCAAACGGACTGGCCAA